CGGTTCGGGATGAATAGGGATAGGCTTTTTGAGTAATAATTTTAATAAGCAATGATATGAAAGCAATCAGATGGATTCAGAATGTGGCTGCTGTGGTGGCTATAGCAATGGCTGTCAGCCTGGCTGATGGCATAAGTATAACTTTTAAAGAAGCCTGTACGGCGGGAATGCTGGTGGTATTGGCAGTGGTGATGTTGTTGGGACGGGCTTTGGAGGAAGAAAGGAGGGCTGAATAATGGGTACAAAATACAGTTCCGAATGTAAATCCGGATATCAACAGAACAATAATATTTATGCGGGTAAAAAGCTTAGTTCAAATCCTTATTATTCTCTTCATTTAGTAGATTATCATAGCTTGCCGCAGTCACACAAAGAGTTGTTTCCTTCCCTTCATGATGTTCCACGTATGGATAATTCAAAGGACGCTCAAAATCTTGCGGAAAGGGATATTCAGACATATATTTTGTCCCCATGCTGTATACATGGAAAGGAGAAGCTTCAAGGACAATGTCGTATCCATAAAATAATCCATCAACAATTTGGCGGAAGGCTTTTATGCCTGAGTGCGAATTTATGTTTGAACGAAAATACGCAATATCAACAACCAACTCCTTTAACGTTGGATCAGCTTTATATTGCGACTCATCGAAAAATGGGAAGTCTTCGTCAAATGCAAAATCTATTTTTTGCAAAAGTGCAACACTCACTAAAGCATCATGAATCAAATGGCGATGCCATTTTGCGGAATCAATATTGCGATAAACTATAATATAGTTCAATTTCCATTTAGGGGAATGTTTGAAGCATTTCATGATTATATAATTTTTTGGTTTGATAGCTACAAAGGTAGCAAAACTATTCCGGTTCGTGAGGAATAGGGATAGTGTTTTTTTTGACATGCAAGGTAAGAACTTTCATGAGTGGCTTACGGGTCCGGGTCGGTGCCGGACGCTTGCGCAAATTTAAAATGTTTGATTATGGAAATGTTTGGTAATATACGGTGTGTGACTTTCGCTGAGCTGGTAACTCAGGGGGGAATCCTGAGTAAACCGAACTATGATAAGAAAGTAAAAGAGGGAAAGATAAAACCATTGACACGTGGTGGAAATGGACGTAAAGTTCTCATTGACTATGTTTCCCTTTACAAACCCATCAAGGAGGCTTATGACGCCAAGTATCCGGATGCAGAACAGAAGTTGAAAGAACAAATCAAAGAAGAAACCATGAGTGATACACTAAGAACTGATAGCAAGGCTATTGAATTCTACCGTGATAAATTTACATTATCCGATGGTAGCAACTTGACAGATGTGAAACAGGCAGAATATGTACTGAACGCACAAGTAATGAATGAAATGATTTGTGTGGAGAATGAAATGAAATCGCTGCACAGGAAGAGTGGTTATTCACACTCCAAGGAAATTTGGGAGGCTGTAATGGGTACTTGTGAGAAACTTCGTTTGCTGTATCAGCATACGCTTCCCGGCAATGCTGCCCGCCTGCGTGAAAAGTACAATGCTTATAAGAAGTATGGGTATGAGGTATTAGTCAGCGCTAAGAATGGTAACCAAAACACTCGAAAGATTGGACCGATGGAAGGACGCTTGCTGTTGAAACTGAAACGCAGTAAGTTTCCTGTCTATACTGACTCTCAGATATTTGAGGAGTACAATCGCCAGGCGATAGAACGTGGACTGAAACCTATCAAGTCCATGACCACTCTTCGCAATTATCTGTATGATCCTGCCGTGATGCCACTTTGGTTTGCTGCCGTATATGGAATGCAGAAGTGGAAATCGAAGTATTCTTCTTTATTGAAGACACAACTTCCGCAGATGCGTGACGCTCTTTGGTATTCCGATGGTACTAAGCTGAACCTGTACTATAAAAATGCGGATAATAAAATGTGTACTACTTCTGTTTACGAAGTTCTTGACGCTTATAGTGAGACGCTAATTGGCTACGATATCGCTCCGAAAGAAACTTTTGACAGTCAGTACCGGGCTTTCCGGCAGGCAGTAGAATTCGCTGGCGTTCGTCCCTATGAAATTGTAAACGACAATCAGGGTGGACATAATAAGCTGGCGGCGCGAGGATTCTTCGACAAGATTGCTATCCTTCATAAACCTACTATGCCCTACAATGGTCAGAGCAAAACAATAGAAAGCGTTTTTGGTCGGTTCCAACAGCAGATACTCCATAAGATATGGTATTTCACCGGGCAGAACGTGACAGCTGTAAAGATGAACAGCAAGCCCAATCTTGAATTCATAGAAAAGAATGCTTATGCTCTTCCTACTCTGGAAGAAGTGAAAGAAATCTACCGTCAATGCCGTGAGGAATGGAACAATGCCGCTCATCCGGCTACCGGTATTGCTCGGATTGATATGTACCGCATGAGCGAGAATCCGGAAACATCACCCGTGCAGCCAGTTGAACTGATTCAGATGTTTTGGCTCACAAGCGCCAAAGAGGTGACCTATACCAATGCCGGGCTGAAAATAGAGATCGACAAGCAGAAATATGAGTACGAAGTCTATGGCGAAGACGGGCTTCGTAATGAACAATGGGCGCTTCGTAACATAGGACGCAAGTTCCGTTTGATGTATGATCCGATGGATATGACCCGTATTGAACTTTGGGAACCGACCGCTTCCGGATTGAAATATAGCATAAGCGCAACTCCGCGGACCGTCATTAACCGTGACACACAGACTCGAACCGCTGATCAGACTTCCTTCATGCGTCGAACTGTCGCCCAAAATAAGGAGATAATGGCGCTGATCCAACTCAGCACAGAAGATTTCGATTTGGACGAATCCATCGCAGCCGAACTCTTTAACCTCTCTACTCCGCAACCGAAGAATGTGAGCGAAAAGAAAATGAAGGAAGTGCGTGAGAAATATGAAGCCGGAACGCTACAGTCCCCCATATCCCTGCCGGAAAAACTGGCGATTGAGGAAGAGGATGACGGCACGGAACTGGCATATTCCACTACCGGAGAATATACCAAAGTGACTTCCAATCTCACATTTGATGATATCGACTGCCTTGAACGCTATTAGAATGACGAAAAATAACTGTTTAAACAATATACGAAACAATGAAAGAATTAAGCCTTGAGCATAAAAATGCTATCCGTGACGCACTGAGTGCCTACTGTGACAACTACTTGTCCCGTAACCGTGCGGCTGAAAGCCTGAACGGTGTGAGTGCCGCCACTGTATCTACCATAGTGAACAGTAAATATGCCAATATCTCTGACGATATGTTTATTCGCATTGCCACGCAGATCGGATTCAGTTTCGATTGTTGGGAGATTCACGAAAGCGTGGCCTTCAAAGAAATATCCTTTATGATGACTGATGCGCAGATGTATAAGAACGTCACGTGGATTGTAGGGG